TGTTCTTAAATCTGAAGAAGTTAGCCACGGAACATCCTTTAATTACATTAAAGCCATTGTTTTTACAAACCCAGGGCGAGGGCATTTTACAAATCAAGAAAAAACTTACGGTTTTTCTGATCCTTTTAAGGTTACGCCTGATTTGTGTTCTTTTTTTGTGCAAGCCGCTAAAAAAGAACTTTGTGAAAGTGTAAAAATAATAAAAAAAATCCACCCAAGAATTGATGAAATTTTAGAAGTTAGTGAATTTTTTAATAAATATGAAGGGTATTGCAAGCCATGATTTTATCATACTACTACACAGGGATTCACAAAGATGAATTGCCGGCCTTTGAAAAAAAGGCAAAGAAACTACAGGCTGATTATAAATCGTTCGTGGTCGGCGGTATCGAGAGAACAATGCGGGTTCATTTCACGGGTGATGATTTAACCGAGTGTGAGAAAAAGGCATCTGTTTTTCGTAAGGTTTATGCAAATAAAAAGGAGATTGGGCCATGGTCGAGAGAAATAAGATAAAAAAATACACACAATATGGATGGGATGAATTAAAAAATGCCATTAAGGACGGGGTAAGGGATTTTTCTAATTGTGATTTATTTGGCGCTAATTTTGAGGAAGCAAATCTTGAAAATAGCACGTTTAAAAATTCCAAACTTTATTGGTCAAATTTTATTTTCGCAAACCTTTCTGGGGCGGACCTCAGTGGGGCTGATTTTAACTGTGCCAGCCTTGTAGGCGCAAACTTTACAAATGCAAACCTTGAGGGGGCAAGTTTTGGTTGTGCAAGAATGTGGTTTGCAGATTTGACGGGTGTGGACCTTACAAAAACAAGTTTGTTGGGCGCGGACCTTAGAGGAGCAAAATTTGATAAATCCAAAACATCTAATTATACGTTTGGTGTAAAATCTTTGGATAATTTACTATGAAAAAATACACACAAGACGAACTAGATGATGCACTAAGTGACGGAATCAAGGATTTTTCGGGATGTGATCTATCGGGCTTAAAGTTTATAGGATTAAGCCTTTGCGCGGCCAACTTTGTTGGGTCGGATATGATTTCAACAGAAATAGTGACTTGTGACTTTTCATGCTCTAATTTTGACGGTGCAGATTTAACGGGTTCCTATATCACGGAATCCAAATTTAATGGCTCAACGTTTAATGGATCCAAACTGAAAAAATGCCAGATTTTGTTTTGCGATTTTACGCCACACGTTGCGATTGTAGACAAAGAACGAAAAGTAAAAAAAACAATTATTCACGGGTCAAATTTTTCAGGTTCTTGTCTTTATGGTTCAGATTTTTCTCATATTGAAATAATGGGATCAGATTTTTCTCACGTTGTAACGTTTACAGATAATGCAAAAACGAATGAAACCATCGATGCTCTTTTTGGTAAAAAATGGACGTTAGATAAAAGTAAAGAAATAAAATTTTGCAGGTCTAATTTACTAGGGTGCTGCTTTAGAGAGGCAAGCCTTGCCAGAGCTAATTTTTTTTCGTGCCAACTGGATGGGGTTTCTTTTTTCCAAGCCACTCTGATGCATTGTAACTTCTTACACGCAAAACTTAGGGGATCAAATTTTCGACACGCATACATTCATGCTGGTTATTTTGCTTATGCAGATTTATCGGGGGCAAACTTTCAATGGGTGCCATTAAAAAACCCTGATTTTAAAGGCGTAACCCTTGTCGGAACGAAAACCAATGGGGCGCGTTTGCAAGAAATAACCTATTAAAATTAAGGAGATAACCAAATGATTAAATGTACAGCAATTTTTGTTCTCATGGCTGCCCTTTCGAGTGCGGCTATGGCGCAAACGCCCTACTACAGCGTGGAATGCCTTTACGAATGGACACTTCACTGTGAGCGGTTGAAAATGGAAGAAGAGCGGGCACACAGAGAACAAATGCTAGAGGAAATGAAACGGCAGAACCGAATCCTGCAACAGCAAGCAGATCAGGAAAAAAGGGCTTTTCAATGGAGAAATCTTGATTAGATTTTTGCTTTTGGTCGGCGGCCGCGTGGTTTTTTTTCTTCCAAAGAGGGTAGAATAATAATTTTATCCTCTTTATTGCCACCCTCAGAAAGGGCAACTATTTTTCTGGCATCCTCAATGCAGCCATTGATAACGGTTTCATCAAAAAAAGATGTCATTTTATCGTATCGCTTAATCAAAAGCGCATTTAGAGCGGCTGCAAAAACTGATGAAGTATCGGTCATAATCATTACTTTTCTTAATTGTAACTTACAGAATAAAACGACACCGTGTCTGGCCAAGCCAAATCCTACAAAACGACGTAGTCACGGTGCTTGCATATACTATACAAAAAAACCCCTTGACACAAGTCCTTTTGTTGTGTAGTGTGTACAAACAACAACAAACAAGGAAACCCTTATGGTATCATTAACAGACTTTAAAAGACCTTTTGAATGCACAGACGTGTACGAAAGAGAAAAATATACGTTGGAATATGTGGCATTTTCCGATGATGAAGAATTGATCGGGAATGATGTTACCTTAATTGGTTATGTTTTTTATCCAAACAATCTTTCTAAAAGTCTTTTTCGTATTAAAACGAAAGATCAAGAAGGCGCAGTCTGTTTGGGGGCATTAGAGTTTCTTTTGACCCGCGATGAGTATGAAGCCTTTTTAGGCGGGTTGCTAGATGTTTGCATGGATTTTTCCGTAGAAGAGCCACGCAGGTCTAACTATATCAAATACGTTTGGTCCACAGAGGAAATTGAAAAAACAGACGGGCTTCTTTATGACCCAGAATACAGAGATTTATAAACTCGTTGACAATGGTTGGTGTGTGTGTCATAACAACATCAACGCTCCTAAGTGGTTTTGGTTTCTTGCCACTTAAAACTTGGCGGGGTTTCTTTGTTGATGGGAAGCCCCGTTTTTTTATTGTTGGTTTCTTGCCACTTAAAACTTGGCGGGGTTTCTTTGTTGATGGGAAGCCCCGTTTTTTTATTGATCGAATACCAACAAGCAAAGGAGTAGTTATGGTGCAGTTTTTAGGCATAGAAAGCGAAAACGGCAAGGCCGACATTAAGGTCCTTTGGTATGACCAAAGGTGTTCTTTTACTGGAGGAAACAGCCGTATTTTTGAGACAAAGGGAGAAGATTTAAAAAAAGATTTGTTTTGGATGGAAGCCGTACTTGGGATGGAGCGCATAAAATTAGAACGAAAAGAAGCAGCGGAAAAACAAAACAATTAAGCATGGTCCATTAGTGTACGGGTTAGCACACTGCGCTCATAACGCATGAGGATGGGGTTCGACTCCCTGATGGACTACCAACAAGCAAAGGAGAGTGATTATGAAAAAAATCCAAAATTTATCTATAGGGCAAAACTTATTTAAATCCGCAAAGCCTTACATTTTAAAATATGAAGTGGTTGGTATCAGGGAATATGCAGAGGGAAATCAATATGAATTGAAATGTTTAAGTTGCACTCATGGGGAGCATTGCTTGGTTTTAGTCGGAGGAAGACCAAAATTGGTTTTTATCCAAGTTCTAAATGATGAATATGGAAAAGAGGACTATTGGCACAATGATAAAACGTACTTTTGGCCCACCATGCGTGAGGCAAAATTAGAGGCGTACAGACAATCTTTGGGTTTTTACGAGGATCGAGTAAGAAATTGCCAACAAGCATTATCTTCAGCCAAAGAGGCTTTGCGTGATCTAGAAAACGGAATGGACCTTTTGGAAAAAGAAATAAAAGAACTAGGCATTGATGAGGAATGATTATGGAATTATCTTATACAAATAAAATACTCTGTCTTTTACAGGATGGAATAAACAATCCAAACAATGATTTTGTAGCTATCACTGATTTAGATTACGATTCTCTTGGAGAAAAAACTTTATGGCATGGGTGGATTTACCCTGCTCTTTGGGAATTTGATGAACAAAAAAACAGATGGGTGGCCCAATACGACCCATTTTGGCACCAAAATCGAGTGCTTTTAGATATACAACATATAGAAGATTTAGAGATTTACGATAATAGGATAGAGTTTGCACAAAGAATGATGGATCAAATAAAAGAGCGCACAGGAGAGGCACTGGTTTCAGACAAACAAACTATAAAAAACCGTTTTGAAAATAATAAGTATTTAAAATCTTTTGTTTTATAAGATTACTGGTCAAACACCAGACACCCACCTTGCTCTTTAACCCTATCCAGCAAGTCGTCAATCTCTTGCCTGATGCTCTCTAGGCAATGCACAGATGCGTTGATGTTGTAATCGTCAACCGTGTTGGCATGGAAACGCGCAACACGGCATAAACACTCTATCGTTTTTAGATGGTTGTTTTTCAGGATTATGTCCTGAACGTTTCTCAAAGGCTCTTGCTTTTTCTTTTTATACTCAAAAAGATTAATGACCTTCCTCATACTGAATCTTGCCCTCAAAGTATGCTTTTTTAATCTTCTCCGGCACGATCTCAAGTTCTCTAGCCACATCATCGAAATTTAAATCCAATACTTTACAAAGGCAACGTAAAAATGCTTCGTCCTGACTTTTTGTGCGTCGGTCCTCGATAAAAAGAATCTTATGACCCGATCCTGAAAAACCATAGTCTTTCATCAAATCAAGAACATGACCTCTTGACCAACCCAACGATTCCCTGCGACTTCTTAAAAGCGTTTTGTGCATAACATCCTTTTTCTTCTTGACTTAATCTTTGTCTATTTGGTATGTATATCACACACCCACACAAAAAGAAAGTGTTTTTATGATTGGAAAATTAAAGTCTGAGTTTGTGTTTAAGAGCTTTCCCTTTGAGGTTGACGAAATTAGTGATGAAGAGGTAACCCAGTACCTTAACAAGGCTGCCAGTGAGGGCTGGTCTTTATACAGCACGAATCTTGCTCTTGATTCTGAGCGCGTTGTTCAGACGTTTGTTCACAAGAAGCGCAAAAAGGATCAAAAGGAAGACTCTTTGGTGGACACGTTTGGCAATCATTAGATGATAAGGGATGAGAATTTTTTAGACGATGCTGAAGTGGATGTTGATTTTAATGTTCTTCCCACGACCAGCTTTGTCATCACGTTCCATCCCTTCCCAGACGAATCTGATGCCCATTTTGAATGCACCCTTGTGGATTTGATTTGGGAGGCGGTATCGCAAAGAATTGAAAACAAGGAAAACCCAAAGACAATCTCAAATTACCTGAGAATGTTGGCAAGCGAAATAGATGGAGCGTGTGATGATTGATTTTTTTAATTATTATGGAAACGCCGTTGTAAGCATCGACGTAGAGTTTAAGTTGTATGAGGCGTTTCTTGCCTTTCTTGCACCGATTAGTGTTTACTTTTTTTTCAAAGCCTTAAAATCTTTCAATAAAAAACAATGATTCTTAAAGCCGCCTGTTTTGTCTTGATTGTCACGGTTCTGGCTTTGGTGTCTCTGATTGTGCTGGACGATCAAAAGGTGTGTTTTGATTATGGCCGCCTCAAGGATAAAATGGTGTCCATGGTGGTGGATTCTGAAACGGTGCCTGTGGAATGATCCGACTGCCAAAAGCCTTTTTTAAAGGCAAGAAGCCACCTAAAGCAGCTAAAGTCAAAAGCATTGAGGAATCCTCTGGCCTTGAATGCAAGTTCCTTTATCTCTGGGAAATGCTTTCAAAGCACAAGCTGGAAAAGGAATACAAGTTTCACCCTGTGAGAAAATGGCGGTTTGACTACGCCCACCCAAAAAGCAAAATTGCCATCGAGATTGAGGGGATTAACCCGCACAAAATGGGCCGCCACCAAACGCTTGTGGGATACTCAAAGGACTGTGAGAAATATAATCAAGCGCAGTTTATGGGCTGGAAAGTCTACCGCTTTACACAAGTCATGATAACCGAAGACTGGATTCTGTTTGTCAATAACCAGATAAAATAAACGTTGACTTGGTTTGCTTTGTTGTGTATTGTATACAAACATCAACACAGAGGAACTTTTATGAATATCTTGTACGAATTACAGAAAAACATTCATGCGCCAAAGGACAAAAAAAACACCTTTGGAAACTACAATTATAGGACCGCTGAGGGCATCCTTGCGGTGGCTAAGTCTGTGATGCCTGAGGGCGTAAGCATTGTGCTTAGTGACGATGTTATCGAGATTGCGGGGCATGTTTTTGTGAAGGCAAAAGCAACCTTAAAATCAGGGAGTGACGTTATTGCTGAATCTTTTGGTTTTGCTGGGCATCCTTTGGATAAAAAGGGAATGGATTTTTCGCAAATCACAGGGGCTTCATCGTCCTATGCTCGTAAGTATGCTTTGCAAGGCTTGTTTGCCCTTGACGATAGTTCCGCTGACCTTGACGTTACCAACAAGCACGAAACAGACACAAGAACGAAAACTGCCCCTGCAAAAACCTACGCGCCTTCTACGCCAGTGGCTGACCAAGGAACAGGACCAAAACTGGCAAGTGATAAGCAAAAAGGCATGATAACTGTTCTTGGGAAAAAGCTGAATCCAGATGTAGCGGCTAAAATCAAATCAGATTTTAAAATTATGACAAACGATCAGTGGAATTCTATGACATCATTCACAGCGTCTAAAATTATTGAGGCTTTGCAAAATGCGGAAAAGTCGCCACAAGAACACGTTTTAGATGATGAAATTCCTTATTAGGGGCAAAAATGCTTTGAAATTGCAAAAAATGTCTATAAGGTGATGTAAAACCTGCCAAAGGAGAGATGAAATGAGGTTCTTTTTTTCACTCTCTAAATCTAAAAAACCCCAAATAAAGGAAGACCCTATGTCTGAAGTCCAACAACACTTAGCCGCTATTGATGAAATTTACAAAGTGGCTTCTTTTGATCTTGCTGCTATTGCTTTTCGTATTATCCGCAGCCCTGAAATTGTTGCTAAAATCACGAAAGTGGAAGGCGAGCAACTGATTCTGTCTGCTCTTAATGACTTTCCTAACTTTCAAAACCAAGTTCGCACCACTGTTGCACACGTGCAACAACGGGGAAACTAAGGGCCCCTGTTGTGGATAACAGCAGCAACACAAATACCAAGTTGCTTGTGACGTTGCTTGGTATTGTTATCGCTACCATTGCGGGGGCTGGTCCGTATTTTTTGCAGACACAAGCCGCCATTGATAAAAACTTGGCCGTAATGGTAGCCTTGCAACAGAAGTCTGAAAAAGATTTTGAAAAGCTGGAAGGTCGCTTGACCAACGTTGAAAACGCAATCCCTTCTTTAATTACCCAAGGTGATAAATGATGCTTTCTCTTTCTCAAGATGGAATTGACCTGATCCATGCTTTTGAAGGGTGCCGATTAAGAGCATACGATGATGGGGCAAAGTATCCCACTATCGGATGGGGGCACAGAATATGGCCAGAGGAAACAGAGCGTTTTAAAAATGGTCTTACCCAAGAAGAGGCAGACGCACTTTTTCTAGTAGATAAAAAAAAAGCAGAAAACCACATCCACGATTTGGTCCATTTTCCTCTAAACCAAAACCAGTTTGATGCTATGGTTTCTTTTGTTTTCAACCTTGGGAGAGGGAAAGTTTCTAGTTCAACCATACGCCGCCTGTTGAACGAAGGCAGAATACAAGAAGCATCCGCAGAATTTAAACGATGGATTTATATTAAAGGTCAACCCTCTAACGGCCTCCGTAGACGCAGACAGGCGGAATCTTTGATGTTTTTAGGCAATGAAAAATGGAAAGAATTGCTATGAATAAACTTACTGGTATAAGAGAAAACATTGATGCACTTTTAGAAATTGAAGAATCTGGATTTATAGAGGTATCTCATGAAGAGCATGAATATATTATTAAAAAACAAAGACAAAAAGCAAGCATGGCGAGAACTAATTTAAATGAATATGAAAAAAGAGACAACTTTATGGGCGAAACAAATGTGCATTGGCTGTGCGTGGATTTGAATAAAATGCTAAAAGCAATGCACTATATTTTGCCAGAAATTGCCCATGCTATGCGTCTTAATTTGGAGGATGTGGACAAAGAAAAGAGGGAAACCTTAGAGGATATTATTGAATTTACAGATGATCTTGCCCAATATATCCGCCGTGAACAAGAAAGAAACATTGATAAAATGAGAGAGTTTTCAGGGTTAAGGGAATACGGGAAAGGCATGAAACTATGAGTACATGGAAGGACGTAGGCGCATGGCTAAGCAGAAACGGCACGGAAGGCGCAAACCTTGTCGGTTCACTTTTAACTGGAAACCTTGGAAATGCTGTAGAGGCTGGCGTAAAGCTGGTTTCAGGGGCAACACACTATGCAACGCCTGACCAAGCACTATCCGTCCTGCAAAACGATCCACAGGCCCTAGAACGGCTTAAAAAGATGGCTTATGAGAATGAAGCCTCTATTCGCTCTCACCTGCTGGAAATGGAACGCATCCGACTACAAGATGCCCAGCTAGAGCAAAAGGAAACGCAAGACACCATTAGGGCAGGGGACAAAGCAGATGATATTTTTGTGCGCTCTACCCGCCCTGGTATGGCGTGGCTAGGACTATTAGGAAGCATCGCCTATGTTATTCTTATGCCCAGCCCCAACGAAAAGGTATTTGATGGGCTTATGATGCTTCCCTACATTTACATGGGGCTGAGAACATTTGATAAACTTTCGGCATTGAGAGCAAAGCAATAAAAGCAAGTTGTGCAAATTATGCTTATTGTCCATTAAAATCCTTCAGGAGCAGGAAACCAACCCGCAGCATCTAAAAAAGCATAAGTTTTTATATCATTTGTTGTAATCGTCAATGTAGGAGCATCTGGCGGGTTTCTATACAAAATCTTAACAGTTTCAGGTGGATTTAAAGCGCATTCTTCATCGTCAAAACAAATTGCAGCCTTCCCGTTTGTTGGATGATTTATGACATTCCACCAAAACGATGTTACGCCAGAACAACCCATTTGTTGGGCTTTTATGGCAGATACACCTTTTGCAATTTCAGGCGTGGTAATGTAGTATTTCATTTTTAACCACCTTTTTTTTATTTTTATATGGTTTAATTGTTAGGCTTTACGCAACCACTATACCATAGTATTGACCTTGATTGCGTTCAAGTGTTTGTCGATTAGCTGTTGAAAGAATTGAACCAAAAAACATAACTTCACTTATGCCACCTGTGTAAAAAAAACCTCCTGCTGTTCCACGTTGGCCGATAGATGGATTGGAAACTGCATTGCCAGATAAAGTTAAAAAAGTATTTACTCCAACATTAACTCCATTTGTATAAGTTGATTGTGCTGAAGTTGAGGCAAAAGTTGTTGAAATTCTTCTAATGCCAAGTGAATTTCCAGTATCTTGTAAATTTGAAATGGCTCCAACAACGTTTTCAAAAAAATTAAATACACCCGACGCCCTGTATTCTGTAATAGAAGGTCCGGCCACCAATAACATCCCAAATGCTTGTTGAGTTGATGAAGGATTTGCTACAAAATTTTGAGAAAATGGATATGGTATAGTATAAGTAGCGGCCATAGAATGAGATGTGCCATTAAAATATAATTGTGGATTTCCAGCAACGTCCACACGTACCGTTCCAGCATTTACTATTTCTGGCTGAGAGGACGCCGTTGTTTGCGTAAAATTATTGCTTCCAACTTGGTCATACCATGTGGTGATAAATCCGTTATTTGCACCAACAAACGTAGTGAGTGCTGATCTGTCAATAGCACCACTAGCCGTAAATCCGATATTTAATTCTTGGTTATCAGATGAACGGCGAACACGAATAGCACTGCCACTGTAAGCCTGCCTTAATTTACGCAAACCATAAGCAGCAGTAGCTGATACAGATAAATTATTTAAAACAGGAGTCGTTCCTGATTGTGACGCAACAGTATACACATTACTTTTTGTTACTGGGTAACTAACAGAATACGTAATAGGTTTAGATGTCATAAATCGCTAACTTGTTACACCATCAATGGCTATATAAATGTTTGGCGATGTTGCACCAGTTAAGGTTGCCCTAACTTTATACCTAGCATTTAATTGAAAATTTCCCACGCCACTACTTGTAAACGTTGTAATTGTTGTGCCACCCCTATCGCAAGATAGCCAAGTTGCACCATTGTCGCGTGAACATTCAAGCGTTAAAGTACCACCGCCAAATGTCCCAGAAGCCCAAAATGTAGCACGTTCAAAAGCCACATAATCCATTACTTCTGTAGAGCCATTTGCGGTTAGTCTTGTTTCTGTATCAAAAGCACCCATAAATAACCTATTTCTTTTTTTTAAAAAAATTAGTGAACCTGTATAAAAGCGGGTCTGGTTCAGTCTAGCCTTAGAAAGCCAACGACCCGCACTGTTTTTATACAGCAAAAACGATTGACTAGCAACCTTTTCCGCCGCCTTTTCCTTTTTTCTTTTTCATAAATCACCTATTTTTTCTTTTTGGATTTTCCAGCCTCAGACAAGGCAATCGCCACCGCTTGCTTTTGTGGCTTTCCTGCTTTCATCTCTTTTTTGATGTTAGCAGAAATGGTTTTATCCGAAGAACCTTTTTTTAATGGCATATCATGTCCAATCTACGGTTGGTGTGTTGAGATCCCCTGTGGGAGACGTTGAGGCTTGTGCAAATACAGTTGTACCATCCAGTTTATAAATTGTCACGTCACCCGTTGTTTTGTTCCCGTTGTGATGGTCTGATTGGCCATGAAAACCTATTTACGATTGACAACAAATAATTTTTTAACTCTTGGTATCAAACCAAAAGCCAACGAAAGAATAATAAAACCTACAGAAAGATTTACAAGATCAAAGTTTTTGATTGATAACACAATACAAAAAAAAGCCCCAACACACTGAAATGTCCAGTCCACAAAAGAATCTTTAAACGCACCACCACGCAGCAAATCCGCGCTTTCTTTTAATCCAGCAAAAACAACAGCAGGAAGAATACTAAAATACAAAGGCAATACTTGTATGGCAATACAAGTGATAAGAACACCGATGGTAAAATGTCCTGTTTGGTTTGTCACCCAACCATACCAGTCTCTTTTTTGCGCGTCCGGTGTTTTTAATGTCTCAAGGATAAGGGACAATAAACTCATACTTGAGATGCCTGGATAAACATGCCGTCAATTTGTTCACTTGTCAGAGAAAGCAAAGACCCAAAAGCCGAAACAAGAGGATCGTTTCTTTCCACAATCGTCAAGTTTGCCCAGCGTATCTTAATGGCCGCATTCTGAGCCGCCGTGCCACTAAGCAAAGCACTAAACGCCGTTGGGAATATCGTTCTATCCGTGGCCTCTGCCTCCGTTATAAAGCCCATAGCCTGTAACACAATCAGCATCTGCGTGGCTGTGATGGTGGGAATGGGTGTCGGTGGGGCAACGTAAGGGCCGATAATGACATTGTCCGCAATCAATTTTTGGTATTCCGCGATGGTTTCATCAACAGGAATGGACGAACCTTGGCCGTCTGTGATACGGGTGTTTTGTGGGTTGGCGTAAGTGTACGTCATAATTAAAGCTCCGATGATGCTAGAAAATCAAAATCAACAACAAAACTTCCTGATGTTGTCGTTGTAACGCGAGCACCAAAAAAAGTAGAATCTACTTGTTCGACGACCAATGAATTTGCACCTGCTCCTCCATAAGTGATGTTTGACACAATCACCGCGGGTGACGCAGTCCTTTTGCGACTTCGAAAAGGACGATAAGCAGCCCTAGAATTTCCTGCGCCACCTGCACTGTTATAACCATAAACCCTTCCAGTTTCAAGATACCATTCACACAAACCAATTTCTGTAGCTATTGGTCGGTATTCAGGACGTGGCGGCGCATTGTTTAAGCCCAAAGGCGCATCTGGCGTGACACGAATGTCCGCCGCTGAAATGTAAACGTTTTTCCCCGCACCATTAAGTTGAGAGCCAAAATTAAGATCAAAGCCATACCCACGGCTCCCGAGACTGTTTGTAACAAACGTATAAGCAACGGTTGCCGTTGCACCAGAGGCAATGGTTTGCAACGATGTAACACCAAGATCAGAAACGACTGAGGTATAATTATCCGTTGCCGTTGGGTAATAAGTGGCTATTGTGGGCGTTATAGATGCCCCTGTTTGGTTTGAAATTACAAACTGAACCGTTACCCGTCTTCCAGAAATCTGCCCCGCCATATTGCTTTCAATACGTTGATTCACGGTGCATCCAGTCAATCCCGATGACCCCAAAAGGCCAAGTGAGGTTGTACTATACGTAGAGCCACTTAAAACGGACCCAGCTTGCTGCCAAGACACGCTGCCTCCAGTAATCCCTACAGCCCATCCGTCCAAGGTGTAAGTTCCTCCTGGTGGCGTAATGGTTCCTGACGTTCCTCTTTGCGCAACCTCCATAAATGGATTGCGAAACATGTTTTGCATTCCGCTGGGAAGATGCAAAAGGTAAGCAAACGTTCCAAAAGAAACATCCGTTGGCGTTGCACTGGAAATCAATGCGTTTGCCTTTACCGTAGTCGCTGGCATCAAAGCCAAGTTTGAATTTTGAATGTTTGATTGAACCACACCAAACGACTGAATGTTGTCCGTACTTCTCACCAGAACGTCACCAGACGTCTTTAGGTCAAACCGATACGTTGTCCCATCCAAAAACACCGTGGCGCGTCCAGCAGCGTCTAAAACAACAGGGTTGGCATTTGCTGTTAAACCCGCCGCATCCGTGTAGGTTGCTTTCGGTGTTGTGCCACCTGCATCATAGGTGTAAAGCCGACCACCCGATAAAGGATTGCCGTTATCGTCAAAGAATTGAACAAAATGCTGGGTGTATAAGACGGCCATTTATTTTTCATCCATAGAAATGTTATTTTTTGGTTTTTAACGTTTCTTGTTGCAATAGAGATTCCATTGTTTTTACAGCGTTTTCTCTATTTACACCTTGCAATTTATTGATACCTTTTGATGCAAGGTTTATAGCGGTCTGTGCAAGATTTCCTCTTGCAAGGTTTGCCCCTATTTGCACAGTCTGGCCCACTTGCTCCATTTGACCTTTTAATGATGTATCTGCGGAAGATCCAAACATTTTTTCTAATTCATTAGCAAAAATAATTTGATTGGTTACATCAGCGTTAGACTTGTACCCATACGATTTTGCTGTTTCTTTTATTAAATCTAAAGCATCTATAGCATTAACGCGACCTGTTTGATTACTCAATGTTTTTCTGGTAAATGTTCCCAAAGCCTTGTTTGCATTAGGTGAGTCTAAATCAATGTTAGAACCAATAGATTTTTGTAAATCCGTTAAGGCCTTTTTTGTTTCAGAATACTGAGTATTCATTTTTTTGTAATTTTTAGATGACTTTCCAAGTGCTTCATTTAAATTTCTTCTAAGATTTTTTACAATCATCTCAGATCTTTCCGATAAAGGATTTGAAACTTTTTTTCCATAAGAAATTTGCGTATCAAGAAATCGTTTTGCGCGATGAACACCAAGACCATCTGGAACGTTTACATCATAAAGCCTTTCTAAAACACCGTTTAAAAGACTTTGAGATTGTTTATCACCTTGAATTTCAGAATTTCTTAAATTTGCCTCAAGAATTCCTGATTTATTTGTTTTCAAAGAAACACCAATATCGTCTAATTCTTTCAAAAAAGAATCTATTGCAGGCTTAACATCAACAGTTTTTCCTTTTAATTCTTTTCTAGCAATGTCATCTATAGATGTTCCGGCTTGCTCTTTTAATTTTAATAAATAATTAATTTGGTTTTCTACGGTTTGCCCAATAGTATCAGAAGGCCTATTAAAAGCTCTATATTTTACGTTTTTTTCACCTGTTTTAAAAACATCAAGCATTTGTTTCATTGCTATTTTGTCTTCAAGAGACGATGCTTTAATGGCAGAAACAGCACTATCTTGCCATCCTTGATTGATGGCATTGATTGCTTGATTATCTACAACAGGCTTACCATTGTATAATTTATATCGCGCTGCATCCGCAGATAGTGGATCCTCTGTTAACACCTGTGCAATATCTTTTTGTTTAGATGGAGAAGCCCCTAATTTTGCCCCTCTGTAAATCTCTTTTATTGTTTTTGGTGGAACAACAGGAGAAGCGCTTGGTGTTACAGCCTCACCAATAGCCCTAACGCCACTTTTTAATAAACTTCTTGCGTTTGGAAGCAAACCGGCACCAAAGCCCGCTATGGTTTGCTGTAAAGGACTTGCTCCTTCTTCTGCGGCAAATTGAGAGGCACCACCAGCAGCACCACCACTAAAATACTGCGCTAAAGGCGATTCAGACAACACTTGCCCCACCCTTTGAGAAAGGGGATTGGCTGAGCCCGCAAGTGTTTTTCCAAGTCCTATAAATGCTTTTTGACCACTAGCACCACCAGATGCCGCTTGAACAACGCGCTCGGTTTCTGTTTTGGGTTGTGGCGTTCCCGCACGAGTAAGTAAATTCTGAAATGAATCAGATGGACTGGGATAATTTGTTCCTAAAGCATAATTTGCAACAGGCGTTAGAACATCCGCCGCAAGTAACGCTGTGGGTGCAGCGGCAGCTCCTAAGGGACCCGCAGTAACAGCACCCAAGGTAGCCGCAGCCGCATAAGGAGCAGCACCACGACCAGCAGCCGCTAACAAACCAGATGCCGTCGTTCTGGGTTCTTTTGCGGGTTGCTGCTGTTGTGGGGCTTGCTGTTGCGTGGGTTGTTGTCCTAAACGAATTTTTAAAACACGATCTTTCACTTCCTGAGAATTGGGATCAATATCATCGGGAACATTGTTAATGGTAATTCCATCTTTAGTTCGGATTGTGTAAGGCATATTACCAATCCACCACAATTTCTTTTTGAGAGCCAGCAGTAGGCATCATAGGCTGTGCAGCATTTTGACCCTGAGGTTGACCACTAGCTTTTTGGTAAGCCCTTTGTTGAGCATTTAAGAAAATTCCTTCTAAATCATTCAAGGCACTTGTAATGGCTTCTATTGATTGCGCCCTATCTAAACGTGCTTTTGCAGCCGTGGCTTTTTCACCTTCTATTACTGTAATTTGACCACCGCCTCTTAGCCTTTCAAAAGCATCAAGAAACGCCTGACCTTGTATTTGTTTCCAAAGAGCAGTGGCATCTGCCGCATTAGTTCCAGGAGCTGCGCCTAATAATCCCAATCCACCTTTTTGAATTTTTGATATTGAAAAAGGCTGACCAACAATAGCAGGCAAACCAGAAGAATTTTTTAAAGATTGGACTGTTTGTAAAGCAAAATTAGTATCATCAATAACTTTTCCTAAATTGCTTTGAGCCTCAATTTGGTTTAAAGCTGTTGTTTCCCCTACTTTTTGAGCAATGTTTTGGTCTGTTTCATAAGCAGATTTTGCCGCAACAGGACTTGCAAAAATTTTACCATTATATTCAATATCACCATTGGCAAGTCGCCGAGGCCCCATTAAAGTCCTTTGATTTGGACCTTGTGTCGCAGGTGCAGGAACATTTCCTTGCGTAGGTGGCGTTAACGGATTGCCTTGCGTAGGCGCAGCTGGGGGATTCATTGATCCTAAATTATTTAATTGGTCATCAATGCTTCCTTGTGTAGGCGCAGTGGGAGCATTGCCCATATTAAAATTTCCGCCGCCGCCACCACCACCTAATAATACAGGATTTCCTAAAGCATCTGTTATATATTTAGGCCCAGCACCTTTAGGATATCGAGCCACTATATCCCCAGTATTTGCATCATACAAACCAATGCTATCACCAAGATTGATTTGCTTAAAACCCGATGATCCACGAACTATTGTTTTATCAAACAATTCACGTTGGCTTGGATTTAGCTTCTCACGATACATCATTTGAGCAACAGTAGCTGGAACATTTTTCCCCAATCCTTGCCGAGAAAATTCCAAATCCTGCTGCGCTTGCGCTAAATCCAACGCATTCTTTTGTTGGTTATATTGACGCGCAATGGCTTGATCCTGCAACTGCTGACGCATCATTGCGTCGTTGCGCATCTTTTCTAAAATATCAAACGGCTTATTTCTAAAACTCTCAACGGTTGCCATAAATCACCCGATAACCTTCCAGTTACTTCCACCCATGCCTTTACTCAAACGCATGTTCTGAGCAGCGTTTTGCCTGCCAAATCCAGTCATAGGCCTTCTTGCACCAGTCCTTAATGGCATGTCTGCTGATTTTGCAAAATAATTTCCAAACGCGCCTGTTTTAGGAACATTTTTAGCAAAGTAACTGCCAAATCCACTAGGTTGGGCCTGTTGTTGGCTTTGATCTCCCATTAAATAATCCCCTATGCCACCCAAAATCGGGGCGGCACCACCAATCAAATTTCCTGTTAAATTTGATCTTTCTTCCCCTCTGCTTGCACGATAATCTGCTCGATTAGCACCCATACCCAACATCAAATTGCCCATGCGAGTACCAGCCGTTTGACCTTGTCCTGCTAAATTTTGCAAGGCCGCGTTTTCAATGTTAAATTTATTTAAATTCCTATTGTAAACATTGTTAAACTGACCCTCAGCCATACCTTGGCCATACTGAGTAGCTTCTTTTAATGCACGGCCACTGCCAAGCAAACCAGATTTTGCTGCTTGCGTATTCAAGCCACGTTGACCTTGTTCTACTGCAAACTGATACCCTGGATCGTTATACAAATCTGCCTGATTGAAATTAAAGCCCCCCATAAGGCGATCAGAGAGCCTCTGGTTAGCTTGTGTGCCCGTTTGGTAGTATGGGTTCAAAAGCTGAGAGGCTTGCTCTCCAGCCTTTAATTGCGCCTCTAAAATGCCTTTATCAACGGTCCGGTTGTTATAATAATTGTATAAACCACCACCAACCTGACCAATGCCTCCATAAATATCATTGCCGCCACCACCACCACCAAGCATTCCACCTAAAAAATCAAACCCACCACCACCTTTTTTTCCGGATAAAGAGCCTCCTAAAGAAGCACCCAAAGAAGCACCAGCAGGACCACCAAAATACATTCCAGCAGCAGCACCCGCAATGGGGGCCACTTTTTTGGCAACGTTGCCTATTTTTTTAACTATTTTACCCCAACCCATTGTATGTTCTCCCTATCATGTTGCCTCTAAAACACCGCTTAGCGTTATCGTTTGCGTTTCGTTTGTCCAGTGCGGCAAGATCAAACGATCAGGACTGCTTTGCGATATTCCCGTTCCAATGCTCCGATCACTAATCGCCGCATTAAAGCCACTCGATGCCAAAATCCTTAATGGAAACGTAGCGTAACTTGAATGACCTGACGTTGTTGTGTGCGTAACAGGAACAATCACGATATTAAAATAGCACAAATACTGAGAAATTCTATAGAATTTTGCTGTGACCGTCATAGGATGGCTAAAGTTTGTCCAAACAGGGGTCCATGGTGTGCCTGAGTCACCCCTCCAGTCTTTGTTAAAATAGTCCCGCCATGGTAACGAGGCATGGCCCGAGCCATCCACGAGCATTTCACGAATCGGAGGCTGAGGAACAACACCACTCATGCGTTAAGATACCCTCCAATCAAACACCGCTTGACAGGGTCCGCAATTCTCACGCGAAATGTGAATGTGGATGCTGTTCCCAGCCGCCTAAATATCACACGTTTTTTGTATTCACCGACTTTTCCCATAAAGCCTTCCAAAGGACCAAACCACGTGCGGCCATCGTCTTTGCTGACATACAAAAGCATTCTTGGATTCAATCCTTGGCCCGTTTGCGTGCCTACACCCGCCTCAAAAGCAATCTCTAAACTATCCGCCGAAAAGGGCTTGTTTTCTTCGTTAAGGTGCCTAAAAACACGCTCCCCAATCAATTCAAACGTGTCATCCATGGTATATTCTAAGGACATATCATAGATTTTTCCGTAGTCTTTGTGCGCCACAAGCGTTTTGTTGAATCCAGTAATCCCAAAAACCCCTAAATGCTGCTCAAACAAGCCCGTTACAGGGCTAGAATACGCTCTTTCATGCCATTCATCCGTTGTAAGGTCATAAACAAGGCTTGTCTCTAAATCACCGCCCGTAAGCACATAAAACGTGTGTCCGTCTTCTTGATACATATACGCAGACATAAGGCTTGGATTCATCACCTTGTGAATCTGACGCTCTATAAAGGGGTTACTAATCCTTTTGGGAGAAAGATTGTTCATCTGGTAAACAATGCCATCACCTTGCGCATTCCGAGAGACAAAAATAACCCCAAAAGCACTGGAAACAGCCGTTTCTGGGGCAAAAATACCAATATCAATTTTACCACCAGATGCTCTTTGAAAAGGAAACAAAGGGTCGCCCGTGTTAGACCAAACCTCTGTTGTTCTTTCCCCTAAGAGCCACAATTCCCCATTAACGGCAATTACCTTTAAAATCTTGTCTGGTGACGATTCCGCCGATGCAAAATCTAAAGCAGACCACACCGTTCCGTCATTAACCGCACTAACAAAAAACTGAGTCGTGCCAGAAGAATTGACGATAAAATAGCTATCCAAAAACGTGACATTGTTTGCAACAGGAAAATCTAAATCTGAAATCTGAACAAACGTATTGCTAGAATACGTAAAGATGTAACCCTTTGTCCCATCCACAAGCATCAACTGCGTAGGATTTTCAGCAAACGACACCAAACCCAAAGACGATGCCAACGTTCCCAAAACCGTGGCAACACCCAAAAAAGAAATTTCATACAAAACAGACCCAGCAACATAAAAAACCCTACCATTGTATGAAGCAAACAATCCCCTGCTTTTGCTTAATCCCGTATCGCAAAAGACAGAAAGCCCAGGAGTGCCATACAAAGCTGAAATTTCTTTGCCAGATTGATTCAATTCAGGATAAAAATTGATTGTTCTTTGGGCGTCGAAAGACAAACTTCTTTCAGAATATGACGGACCAACAAGACCCGTTTTCATCGAAACCACCCAGCGTAAATATTATCTGTTTGTCTAAAATCCTCATCATCGCCAAACACAAACTTGCGATTCCGATTGATTGCCCGACGAATCCCCATTTTGGCATCATCCGCAATCTTCACAATAGCAGGGTCAACCGCTTGCTGATACTCAGGAAACAACATCACAGCCAAATTATACGCAATGGCCAACTCCCAGCCCTCAGGGAACGAAATCACCGTGTCTAAAGACGCAATGGACGTTAAAGCCTTCTCAGACAGAATAAACAACTGATAATTTTGATCGGGAACAGGGTAAAACTTAATCACAGAAGAAGGATAATCATTGTTAAAATTATAACAATATGGAACACCAACGATTGATTTCATTGATATTTCGTTAGCATAATCACGATCGCTGATTTCTTTGACAGTGTAATCCACTGATCCAGTTCTTACATACATTGTCTGTATGGCGATAGGCTTAACCGTATTGAACGTTTGTCCTGCGCCAATCGTGTAGGACGAAACATTGCTAACAAGAGAAAAACTTTCTAAAGTTTGAGCAAAAACGTTTAAGTTATCTGTACTCCAACTGGACAGCATCATATTTAAAATCATTAAGGCATCGGCTGCCTCAGAAGCACTAGGATTCTCACCAGGGGCAAGAACCCTACATGCTTTTAACGCCCTTGTGATAAGATCACGCGCCGTTGCCATACATTACCCCGTTGTTACACGACCCGCGATGCTCTCAGGGCGCGTAACCAAAAACACATAATCAGCAGCCGCAGGGTCAAGGGCACCTGCCGTGGCATTGACAAAACGCACAGAAACGGTGTCCGCTGCCGTTACAAGAGCCCCAGCAATGCCCAAACCAGCGTTTAGCGTTGAAGGAGGCACCACAACAACAATGTCCCCAAGCAACACACCTGGAACGGTAATTGATTGCGCCGCTACTGTTGCCGCCGCTATAGACGCAGGGTTAAAGTTGACCACTACCGCACAAATGGCAAACGTGTTGCCTCCGATAATTCCTGAACTCATAAAAACCTCTCAAATGATAGGGAAGGGGGGCCGTCGCCAACCCCCCAGATAAACTACGCCGTAACCCGTACAGCCCACTCAGGACGAACAGGAACAAACCCACCCAAGAAATCCAATCGAAGGATGTATTGATCGGTTTTAATGTCGTGATCCGCCAAGACACGAATGGTCAATCCATCCACAGTCTCTTGCGCCGCCTTGTCCATACCACCTGGCAAAATCAAGGGCACAGACGCAAAACGAAACGCATCCTTACAATACGTCAAAGAGTTTTGAAAGTTCGTACTTGTAGTCTTACCCGTTAAAAACACCACAGCCGCACCAGAACTTGGCAAAGCAGAAACGTTCTGCAATCCAACACCCGTAGAACTGTAAATGGTTGGGGAAACAGAAAGCGTGGCCGCACCAGAAGACGCCGTTGCCGTTGTCGTTACAACAAAAGGCTGCAAAAACGGCAAAGTTGCTTTGGTAATAGGGTGAACCGCAAACGCACCTGCCACCGTAAACACAGTACCAGCAGTGATTGTCCCAGAGCCCGTTAAACCCGTCACAGCAATGGTTGAAGCACCGTTGGTCATGTTTGCCGTTGTGGTAACCGAACCATCTGTTTGCGTTCCCGTACCCGTTGTGTGAGTATACATCAGGTTGTTACTCAAGTAAGTAAAACCATCCGCCTGACCCATTACACCGCGCTTGTATTGCTTAGAGATTTCGTCAGAAGACTGAAACAAACCTTTTCTCGCATCCACAGCCGAAGTTTTAGCACTAGGAGACAACAAAGCAATCCACTCGTTTTCACTACCTGTTGCCAGCAACTCAGACATACGCTGGTTAGCTTGCATCATGGTCAAGGTGTTAAACACCGTTGAACCAGCAGTACCAATAACGTTAGCCGTAGATTGACACGCCAACTGAATAAACGTTGATTCAATGCGCTGGGCCATTTGCGACACCAAAGGCTTTAAAACACGCACGGCAAACGAATCAAACGCCATATCTGTTGCAAACTCATTCGATGTCAAAGATACAGCCGCCGTAAACGACTGATTTAACGTCATTGCAACCTTTTCTTCCGTAATGTCCTGGATACCACCAGAGGTAATATCTCTGTTCGTTCCTGTCGTAAACCGAGGAGGCTTATTGATAAAAATCGTGTCACCAGGCTTGTAACCACCAGCTTGCGGGGCAAAATCTACCGAATCTTCCCGCGCAATGGTTTTTACAAACTGCATATCATCAGCAAACATGGTCGCTGCCACTTTGGCAATCCGACCAGGAGCCGATTTATTTGTGTTAATTGTATTAGGCATCAGTTTTTCCTTTATCTAAGGTTATATTTTTTCCTGATCTCATCAGGGGTCATGTCATAAACGTCTTTTTTAAAAGTTCCCGTGCCCTTAACCGCCTGAATAGGCTTGGGAGCAGCAGAAACTTTCCTTGAATTCTCAATAAATTTTTGACCTCGCACCTCAGCTTTAGCAAGAAATCTCAAGGCCTCTCGCCCGTCCATGTCCTCTAAATCCTCAATGCGACCTTCCTTCATCAAAGTGTAAAGAGCCAAAGCCCCATCCTCTGATTCCAAAATGGCTTTTTGAACATCCGCAGATAGATTAGGCAAAACGTCTTTTTCAATACGATCACCAATAACCTCAAAATCAGAAATTCTCTCAGAATGCTTGTCAACACTCGCACCAAAGTCTTTAATTCTCTGGCTAAAGTATTCTTGCTCTTTTCGAGAAACCTCAGATTGTTTTTCTTGCGATGTTCTTTTCTCTAAAGCCGTTTTCACATTATGCTCAACCTTAGCCTCAAGATACTGATCCCAAGTCTCATAATCATCAGGATTAGGAGCAGAATCAGATTTTGAAACCTCAGGTTCTTTTACCTGTGAAACCTGTTCTTTAGAGGGCACCTGCTGCAACTGAGCCTTAAGCTGCTCGTTTTCCGCACGCAGTTTTTCGATCTTCTTTTCACGCCTCGAAATAGCGTTTACAGCCTTCTTAGGAAAGGGCGTATCATCTTCAGGCTCGGCAATTTCTTCCTGAACCTCGGGACTCTCAACCTTACTTTCTTCAATCTGGCCTTCATCTGTTGCAACATCAGAGGAAACTTCCTCTTCATTTACAACGACATTTTCTTCATTCATACAGCACCTTTTTTAAAATTTCAATACACTTTTACATAACGGTCAGGGATTCCATCAATCCGTTGGCATCTCTGTTGATCGTGATGTTCTTTTTGCTCTGCATCAGGTTGGTTATCCCCTGAATTGCGGCACTGTTACCCTGCAAAAGAGCAAGCTCTAAATCCCTTGATCCATTATCATTTTCATTCTCTTTTTCCATCTCACCAGACTCATCTTCTTGGTTTTGGGCATTAAAGTTATTCGTCATAATCTCAAGTTCTTTTAATTCTTTCTGCATCCGCAATTCTTCCAAACGGATCATCAATTCCTGTTCTTTAATCTCAAGTTCTTTAAACTTTATCTCAAGTTCTTGCTGTTTTAACTGAGCATCTGTTTCCATTTCAGACTGCTGCAACGTCAACTTTGCGCTTTCAATTTCAACCTTGTTTTGTTCGCTCTGAGCCTTTATCTGCGTGTCAGCTTGTTTGTTATCAAGCTGCTGCTGCATAGCCTGCATTTCTTGCGCTGCCGCCTGTAGCTGCTGCTGCATGGCTTCCATCTGCTGCTGATATTGCGCCGCCATGGGATCGTTTTCTTCGTCCAAAAGCCTCGGATCCATGGTTTTCTTAATTCTTTCTGATAAAGCCTCCGCACCTGGTAAATCCATGTACTTAAACACCAAATCACCAACAATCTGCATCATCTCAGGCTGAGATTGCGCAATCTTTCCAAAGAAATCCGCCGACTCTTGCCGCTTTGTCGTAAAGGATGGACCCGTTGTCACCTTCACAGTGTAGCGTCCCCTTGTCAGGTCAACATCCTCTTGCTGGTCTTCCGTTATCTCACCATTAACCCCAACCTTCTTAACGTTCCCCTCAAGGTCCATAACGTTCAAAATACGGGCCGTGTCGTAAATTTTAGGAATAGCAGATACAATCACCCTTCCTGCGTAAGATATTGCTTTCGTTAGGTTATCAGCAAAGTGAAACGTGGCCGTGTCACCTTCTTGCTGCCGTCTCTGAATCGCAACACCGCTGGTCTCGTTAGATTTATTCCCCAAAGACGCATCAAAGATGCCCGTTGTGGCCTTAATGTCCTCTGCCATCGTTAAGGCAGCATTCACAATGCCAGAAGGTATCTGAGGCGGTGGCAATCTTTGCGGGGAAGGATAAGCATTTCCAGTCGCATCCAAAAGCTTGTATTGCACAACTAAAGAATTTGGGTTTTTCCATTCGTCTTCAAAGCCAGAAATTTGACCCTCAGCCACCATAGTAGGGGCAACTTGCTGTTTCATCAGCAATGACGTTTCAACAGAACGCCAGTAGTTATACATCCTTTGCGGGTCCTTTGCCCGACGAATGGCACTTGCCAAATACCGCTTGCCCTCAACCCAATACTCTTCCCCAAATACAGGAACAACAGGAATATAATCCCCTGGAAACGTTGTCTTTTCTAAAATATCCTTGCCAGACACCAATACCCTGTGAATCACCTTCCTAACAACAGGACGGCGCATCGTTTCATCATCCGGCGATACAAGCTCTTCCTTTTTATTCTCAATATAAAAATGCTCGGCAATAAAAATACTATCTTCGTCTTTATATTGCCGCTCTATGCCGCCTTCTTTAAATGATGAAGGATCAAACTCAGGATAATCCTCTTTAAAATCTGAAACCAATATCTCTTGCAAGATTGTCGCATGCTTCATATCCGACCCATCTGCCTCAACAGACGTGCAATCAATATAAACACTCAGCGGGTTAGCCACCCTCTTTATGCATATCTTTTGATTAAAAGACGTATCATCTTCGTATTCCGTCTCAATACGCATAAAGCCAATGCCACAGCGCACAGACGACAAAGCAGCAGAATCATACACAGAATCCGCCATGGATTCATATTCTATGTTCTTAATCAAACCAGACAGTATTTCCGCCACATCCTCGCTAGATTCACGGTCCCCTGGAATCACCTTAATCGCCGGCGTGTTCATGCGTATGTCATTCGCAATCTGATTCACCACAGACGAAAGCCTGTCAATGGTAAGTGCTGTGCCTATGGGCTTCTTAAGACCAACCCACTGCGCATCCGGTTCACCAGACAAAAACATCATATCACGCTTGGCTTCATCGTATATTGATGACCAATAGCCTTGATCTCTGTCAAACTTATCCTTAATTTTTTGGACTAAATCTTCGTCTTTCACAAAGTTTTTCCTTTATTTTGTTTATAGGCTATAGTTAAAAAAACCTTAAAGTCAAACAAAAATGTGGTCTAACCGATACTGGGCTAAAACATACTGGGCAGGCAACTACTGGACACCCAACACCACCACAACGCAAGACGTGGAACTGTTAGGCGGCGGTGGCTATGTATACATTCCTGCACACCAAAAGAAACACAAAGTCCACATCGACACCATTGTCACACAAATCATCACAAAGCAAATCCCTAAAAAGAAGATCAAACAAGACCTAAAACAGCTTTCCGCCCTGTTTAACGTCTCAATCAAAAAACCCCAAGACATTGCCAAGATAGACAGGCCATCACTCTTAAAAGAAACAAAAGCCCTAGAGATACTCTTAAAGATTTACCTAAACTTTGTCATCAAGGAAGAAGACGAATTGCTGGTCTTACTCTTATTGTTAGACATGATTTAACCTGCGCTCCAGTTGCCAAACGTATCCACAAGCCTTAGAGGCCTAGGCTCTTCGCGTCTTAGGTTTTTAAAGCCCTCACAGGCATACCGTAGCGCATCAATGCAATTGTGAACAAGAACACCGTTTGCAAAAAACTCATGTGCATCTTGAATGGTTAAATCAAAAACCTCAGACGCTATTCCCGCATCGGTAACGGTTAGAACACGCTGACGAACAAAATTTTTGTTTGCTGTATTTGTTGCACACAAAGGCCGTATTGCAGCATTCGCATTTTCGCTGGACATTATCAATCCCTGAGTCCCGTCTCCACCCTGATTTGCACCTGTTAGAGCAAAACTTGTCTGCATCCCCGATTTTTCTTGGCGTAAACACAACTTGGCAATGCTCACAGTGCTTGTCTTTAGGAACATACTTTTTGTAAGCCATGGCACCAATCTCACGGTGCTTTGCAATGCCTTCAGGACTTGAGTGCCAAGACTTTGTAAGATGCCTGATTTTATGTAAATGCTCTTTTTGCTTTGCACGCCTTTCATCATCCCAAATGTGGGCTTCGCTAAAGTGTTGGGCTGGTGATAAGCACTCAAGGTTGCACAAGCTATTGTTGGCTGGGTTTTCATCCCTATGGTGGATGTGATGCCCATCAGGGATTGCACCATTTGCATCAATCCATACTTGACGGTGTAACCAAACTGTCCCGCTCTTGAAGTAAACCCTGTCACTCCTGCGCGTACTGTTTGGATATCGTCTATAAGTCTTCCCGTTGTATTCAAGCGTTTCAGGCATTCCAATGTCTCACTATCAATAAGCAAGTCATCATCATAACACAAAGCATCGGCACGGACAAAGCCCCTATTCGCCGTAAACACTTCATGGTTTGGCGTGCAAGTAAACGATCCACCGCTTGTCTCAACCTTTAACACGCGACGATTTACACCCGTACGCCCTGAAAACAACACGGGCTTATATCCTTCACGAGTCAACACCAAATCATTCGTGGTTATAGTTTCAATGGGTTTTAAACCATCCTTTGTTGTCACCATTGTTCCGGCAATCAAACAATGATCTGCCTGATTCTTCTCAAGCTCTGGCAACACCTTCCCACTGTCTTTATCCGTGGCATAGCTATAGAAAGACAATTCGTTTATCGTCTCTTCGCATCGTGGATGCACAACAATCCTGTATCCTTTCAGCAACTCTATACCCTCAATCACGCTATTCTTGCCCTTGAGGCTTGGCATCACCCTAGGGAATCCATGCCGCTTTAGATGCGATATCGTCTCAGGACGTGATGAATCCGCCACGATGATATACCTCTGGCTCTCTGGTATGCTTAAGAACATCTTAGGCATATCTATCGTCTCACACTGCTTAAGAACAAGCTCTTGGTCTATGTATAACGTTCGCTCTTTGAGGTAACAGCGTATCAGGACCGTGGGATCTACACTAAAGCCAAAGTCACACCCAAACTGAAAGACAGCATCAGGATCAGTATCAAACGCCTTGATAGTCCAGTTGGTAAAGACTGTCTTTTCGTCTGGATCACTTGCAAACTGACCAAAGATAAACCGTTGTTTTTGCTGTTCATTCATGTTCTCCATAAGCTGCTGGATATAATCGCTGGATATGTTCTGCACGTTATCGGCAGGGTTTAGCACAAGCGATACATAATCGGCAGGGTTAGCGTGCTTTTCCTTGCTGTAGTAGTTTATGCCTTGCACAAACATAGGAAAGGACCAATGCGAGATATGCGGGGGATTCTGATCATAAAAAAACTTGTTTTTTGCTGCACTCTTTTGGCTCAGCCGTGAATACATAAAGGAAACAGTGCTAAACATCATCTCGCTGCACTCATTAAAGTATATGGTGGTGTATTCATTCCCCAACATCTTTTCCTTTGCGCCTTCATCCACGCCCATAATCTCAATCATCGACCCGTTGGGAAAGGTCACTGTCATCTCTGTCTTGTTGATCTTTAAATCGGCTTCAGGATACCTACTGGCGATCACATCCTGAATGGTGCCAAGCCATAACGAACGCCTAGCCGCTGTCTGTGTCTGTCTGATAATAGCGTGACGCGTTTTGTCATACTTTAAAGCACGGATAAACACCACATGGGTCAAGAGATACGTCTTACCAGAACGTGAGCCACCATAGAGCATGACATGCTTTGCATCGCCACTGAGTAGTTTTAAGGCTTCCTTTTGCTTATCGGTCCACTTGATAAGCATTAGAGGTCCTTTTCATCCGGTGCTATGATAATAGGGTTGCCTTTCTGACCACCAATATTGATTTTTGTTGCTTCATTATAGCCATACATCGCGTTAAGCTCTTTTAAGGCCCCTGTGGCACCTTGTGCATGGTTTTGGTCCCTAGCTAGCTTGTATGTGTCCAACAGTGCCGTCATGGCCATCTCACGGGTCCAAACAACGCCTTGCTCGGCTCTTGCCTTGAGGTCAGCTATCATATCAGCGACGTTACTCTTAGTGCTTTCTACGTATGCTCTCACTCTTTGGGAATTTTTATTTGTGGTTTGTGTATCGTATGCGTCTCTATAAGCGTCTACTTGTTTCATTCCGCTTGCAACGTTTCTCGCAAATTTCTCTTGCTTAGGTGTTAGCTTCTTCTTTTTGCTTTTCGTCGGCTTTTTATCATCATCCATAAAATCCTCCCTTTTGTATACGTATGACAACAAAACCCCATAAAATCAAGCCCTTTCTTTTTTTCCTATTTTTTTTTCATTTTCTTGCATTTTCTTGTTGACAGGCTGCAATTATTGCAGTATTGTGATCTTAACAACAACAACACAAGCGTTCAACACTAACAAGGAAACCAAGCTATGTTAAAAGCCCAAATTACTTTCACCGAAGCGGGAGAAATTTACCAACACAAAACACCCGTAAGTATAAATCTTTGCAATGCAACTTTGTTTTATATTCACAAAAAAAAGTCCCGCGATCAATTTAAAGGTGGATACTACAAAACGGACGTTATTTTAACGGGCAAATACAAAGGGGAAGATTTTAGCTATCAGGCAAGAATCGACGTAACAGAGGAAACGTTTACAACAGTAACCCTTCATATTAGTTCATATTTTAGATATTTATGGAAAAATCGCCACGAAAAAAGCAATTTTTCTGCTTACTACCGCCCACTTTTAAAAGGACAAATCATTGCCCTTAAACTTTTAAAACAAACAGCGTAACCAACAAAGGAAACCAAGACTATGACAACCGAAACCACAAATTAAATAAACCTAACCCTAACCTTTCCTTAACCCCTTTTGTGTATTGTGTCTAAACACACACAACAAAAGGATTGTTACTATGTCTTTTCTTGAAACCCTATCCGTGATTGCCCTAGCCTTTTTTGTCTGGGGCAGCCACTAAACCAACACAACACAAAGGAACCTTAACCATGTTTATCCAAACCATCCAACTCTCTCAATACGAAGCCGCTTTGCAACTTTTCGCATCTCGTCTCTATCCTTGGAATTGTTACCCTGAGGCATGCCTTGCGATTGCTGAATATCTTTGGGATCAATCCGAAGAAATCGGAGAACGTGGCACGCCGTTCAATTTTGACGTGGTGGAGCTTACAAACAACTGGGCCGTTTATGATGACCTTGAGGCCTTTAACAAAGACCACAACACCACCTTTGAGAACGTCAAAGACATAAACTGCTTAACCCAAATCGTCCCGCTCTCCGGTGAGCGCTTTCTTGCCAAAAACTTTATTTAAAGGAAACCAAACCATGAACCCCAAAATCATCCTCCGAATCATCAAAGGCAACAAAGGCGGATACGTTCCCGCCTATATCGTGAAGTCACAAGGCAAAACGTTGTTCACCAAAATGGAGCGCGTGGAATTTGTCAGCAGACAGGCCGCCCAATACTACGGGCAATGCATCATCAAAGAAGCAAACCAACTGGGGTATTTCCCCGTTTGAAAGATGCAATTTCTTCCTTGACATCCTGCAAGTATTGCCGTATTGTATATCTATCATCAACAAAAGGAAACGTTTATGACCGACGAAAACCCCTTAAAAACTTATTGCTTTGACGCACTAGAGGCACAACTTAATCGCAATCTTCTTGAGACAGAACGTGAAACCCTAAACGTGATCTGCAATCTTTTGCCTCTGTATTATCACAGTCGCACGGGGGAACCCCTTTATCCTAAAATCTGTTGGGGTTTTGAATTTCACTTGACATGGACCTTGCCTAGTATTGTTTACAATTCATTTACAATACATTTTAGTGATGAAACCGGAATAAACTATGTCATTAAATTACCACACGAAGTCAAAGAAGTGTACCAAAAAAGCCACTTATACTACATAGAACCCGATAAAAGAAAGGAAATGGAACCAGCCTTTTTGTCGGGCCTATATAAAGCCTACACCGACTTTTTCCTCGATCCCGACTATGAACCAAAGCCCCAAAGGAACCACCACAAATGACACCCGAACATTTTAAACAAGCAAGGTTACAGTTAGGTGTTAGCCAAACAAAACTATGCGCCCTTGTGGGGAAATGCGTTCGCACGATCCGATCCTACGAATCCGGTGAATACCCCATTCCTAAATCCATGGAACTCCTCATCAAACACCTTATCAAACAAAAGGACCAATCCAATGATCCAAAATAACATCCTTTCCTACCAAATGATTGACAATCTCATCAATCAAATCTTTGGACAAACCGACGAACGCGAAAAACTGCAAGCCTTCGCCGCTCGTATTTTGTTAGAGCAACAGAAACTCAACAGCCCATGCCTAACCAACAAATTTGGCAAAGAACACGCCGAAACGTCCTACGGCTCGCCAGAATACAACCCCTATAGTCTCTTTAAATTCCCCATCATGACCCACCAAATCAAAGGAGCATAACCATGAACACCCTTTACATCCAAAAACTACGCGACCTCGGCTTTTACACGCGCTGCATGGACCAAATGGAAGAGCACGGCCACAAAGCCCTCTTTGTCCATGAAGAAGGCCGCAGGGCAACCGTAACGCTGGCAGAATGCAGAACAGAGATCAAGAACATCAACTATGACCTAATGCTGCTTAAAGCGTCCATGCCACGTGAATGGACAGAACACTACAAAATCGTATCGTGAGGGAATCATGAACAACAAAGAACACCTTAAAAAAGCCCTGTTTTTGACAAGCTACTTCTTGAAAAACATAGGAAACTTTTTCCTGATAATCCTTTTGCCCATCTTGGCACTGTACTCTCTCGCTGGCATGACCGAAGACGCAGAAAAAATTATCAAAGTTTTGCCGTTTCCGATCCTGTGCCATGCTTTCAGGTTTTTCTGTAACCGCACACTTAACCGATTAAAGGAAACACTATGAAAAGCCCATCCTTTTACATCATCCTTGATCTGTTTTTTATCCTTTTGTCTTTGCTGCTATGCTCAGGCTTTTTGTACCTGCTTAAAAATGACGACGGCACGTCCTTGCCTTTGCCCGTGATCTTAGCCCCTGTGGGCGTTGGCCTAGCCAGCCTATGCCTTTGCATTGCCCTAGCCTCCCTTGCCGATTCGATCCACTTCTTCATGAAACGGAAACGCAAAAAACAACCCGACGAAAAAAACGTTTACTCAATCTTGGATTAAACCCATGTACGTCAATCTATGCAAAATTATTGATTTTAAACTTAAACATAAGTTTACCGTATGCTTTTGTAAGTACGTTAAAAACGTGGAAGATCATTTTTTGTTTCATCAAGAGCTTTACAAAAAACATATAAAACAAAAACCTACAGATTTATTTTACCAACCACCAAACCCACAGCATAAAAAATACTTTTCAAAACAGTATTTTATTGAAACATTGAAAAAAGACTATGCCACATCTATGGCCGTGGCTTACGAACATAGCGTTTGCACCATTGGTATGAAAAGCGGCCAAATTCAACAAATACGCAACGATGAATACAACCGCCTAAAGCCTCTGGTGGATGAAATGGTGAACGAATATCTCCAAACAAACCCCATTAACATAACATTGGACTAAACCCATGCAATACGAAATGAAACCCGAAGAAGAATGGCAAACGCTAATAATTAAAGGCCCTGTAATCCGAAAAACTTTCCATAACGAACATGGAGCCCTTATTACGGTAGATTTTCATACAGGGGCAGCAATTTGTGGAACCGCAGACTACAGACGGGAAATGGAAAGAAAATGGAATGCAGGAATACTCCCATGACTTACGAAATCTACACCCTGATTTACCTCCTCAAAGGAGCAATCCTTAAATCCATGACAGGAAAACCTTTACCAGATGCAGCAAAACCTTTGATTTTAAAACTAAAAAAAGAACTGGAAAATCAATAATGCGCCTTTTTACAAGAAAAGAATGCTATGAAAAACTTTGGTCGATTTTTATCTATGAATCAAAAAAAGGATGGTGTGGCAGTGATTATGAAAAAAAAGAATGGACTGATTTTAATAGGGAATTTGTAAACCCAAAATCCGCCGTAAATACAATGCTTTTTTTGGCGGAACTACCAAAAGATATAGAAAGTCCACTTCCAATTTTTATATCCTGTGACGAAAACATACATTTGACGTGGCAAACATCTCTAGCGCACCGCATAAAACACAGAAAAGAACACTATATTTCAATGCACGTACATGCAAAGGAACAAACAATAACTATCAAAGGCAGCGCATTTGGAGAACACCAAAAACTTATCGGAACATCTCACGACTTTTCAAACGGCATACCCAAGGAAGTCATTGATTTGTTGCAAGAAATAACCGACATAAATTCAAAATACTAAACCATTTCTTAACCTTTTGTTGGTATGGTGCTTATACATCAACAACAAAGGAGACCACTACCATGCTACCGTTTCAATACCTCTTTATTGCCGCCGCTGCTATGTGGGGACTATCACAAATGATCCCCGCCAACCACATCCAAATCAAAATGCAAAGCACCTCTGCGCTTATCATGATGATGATCGGCATGACCATCACAGGCGTTATCACCATCCCTCAATTCGAGCCTGAGAAGCCTCTGAAGTACCTTGAACCATCGCAAGCCGTGCTGCGCGAAAACAACACTGCCCGTATCAAGCCTATGGACACCTTCGGGCCAGATGACCTTGACCGTGACATCAAACGCTTGGGAAAATACTAAAGGAAAAAGGGACGGTGTTTAATCGTCCCTTTTAAACAAACCCCTAAGGTGCTTAGGGCTTGTTAAGGCTGTCTGTATTGCATCCTCTCAAGACAACCAGAGTAACCAATAAGACCGACCGAGCATTCCCAATCCAAAATCTTTATCAGCCACTTTAAAGCAAGCTAGGTTTTTTTCAAAACACCCCGCATGATGCGGCCTTTCACTTGCCTTATACACCAAAAACTTAATCACTTTTCTTCTCAGATTGCAAGGCTTCTTTTCCCAATCTGGCTTGTTCTCCATGCATAAATTCCTTTATCCATGGCGTGTCCTCTTCAGGATTCCTAACACCAAATTCCCTAAGAATCTCTAATCCCAAAACCAGCAAATCATCATCATCAGCCATAGGTGATAGATACCCAAATCTTGTGCGACGATGACCAAACAAATCATCAATCACATTGACAATTCTGTCTTCTAAAGGTTCCATCAATTTTAAATTCCTAAGCCGCTTCTACAGAATTAACAAAAACTTTTATTTTGCCATCAGATAATTTTTTGATTGCTATCTCTACGGTTATATCCATAAGAAAATCTTTATATTCCGACTCTATAGTGTGAAATGGAATATCAGATATACCTTCTTTTGTTAAAGCTATTGCTGCATCTTCGTCAAGCTCACTTTCCACTTCTGACGAAATATCAACACGATATTTTAAATCAAAAGTAGCAATGCCATTGATTTCATTTTCTTCATACCATTCTTGAAATGGGATAGGTTTTTTAGTCATTGTGTTCCTCTTTGTTAAATTTTTAATAATCAATTTTGCCACCACATTGCCTTCGTTTCTTTCCTTGGCAAGACATAATCCCTTTCTTTTTTGATCCACTCAACCTTACTTCCCTTCATCATGCACACGTTAGGCTCTTCAAAGCATCTCTCTAGGGCCGACCCATAAAGCTGCATCACACTCCCCAAATGCCGCCCAGGGAGCCTTAAAACCACCAAGCCTTCCGACGGACGCGATTCAACCTCAAGCGTCTTTAAAAAGATATCCACAAACCCCGCCTCTGTTTTTGGCAAGACATCCTTTAATCGCCTTATCACTTCAGCGCGATTCATATTGGTGCCTCGCCCAAAACATAAAAATCTACTAGGGAACGATTCTCAAAACCAAAAAGAATACCCGCAAAATACAAAACCGTAACCCCGAACCAAAGGAACATAAACATTTTTTCAATAAAAACAAACAATTCTTTAATCTTGCAATTCATCTTTATCACCAAATTCTTCTAAAACCGCATAACACAAACGCACAAGATCCCCATGTTTTAATCCAATTCTGATATTAAGGCCCTCATAATCCTCAACCAAAAATTCCTTGATAACCTTTGAGATTCTTTCGTATTTATGCGTCATGGCTTTCCTCCTCTTCCAATTCAGACCAATGCCTAACTATTATAGGTCCGTATTTTTTTTCATCCCTGCATAAAGCCTTATTTCCATCAAACCATGTATCATCATAAAAATCATGGCATTTCCACAAAACTGTATCAAATTTTTTTCTTAAAAACCTTACAGTTTCTGGTATTTCTGTTTTAGACATTTTCCCCATAATAACCCCTAATGGGGTTGGGTGAAACTTAACCAAAAGTGATCCGTCTAAACCATCACCATCCTTTGGGTCTTCCATTTCTTCTTCTGATTCTCTTCGTTTTTGATAAAATTCCCATCTTAAATCCGTTAACTTTTCTATTTCTGCATTTAAATCATCGCATATCTTTTGCAATCCCCACGATTCGCATTGCATCATGTCCCTATCAAGTATAAATTGAACCGTCATTCCCATGGCTTTCCTCCTTTTTCCAAATTTGAATAATCATAATAGCTTTAGTTGGTGGTTTGCTCATGTTTCTGGTTGCCCTCGGTCAAATATCACGGCCTCGCGGTTTTTTACTGTCGTCTTTACTCATCTAAAAATCTCCATCGTCGCATTGCAGACAAATCAAACCAAGAGCACGCCAAGCCTTTACGACTTGAGTCCGGTCATCCAAACAAAACATGATATTATAAAAAGGCTCAATGTCCTCTCTATAGATTTCTACCTTGATTACTGAGTCCATCCGATAATCACCCTCTTTTCGCATAAAAAGTGGGCATTGTTCGTAACCATAATCCCTCAACCATACCACCGTTTTATCGCGGTATTGTTCAGGCCGTCCACTTACGAACAGGATTTCATCTTTTCTGAAACGCCCCAAAAGCCAAACACACCATTCATTCGCTCCATCTTGGCAAAGAGCCTCGTAAAAGCGTTTATGGTCCTTGGGGAATTGGGTAACGAAGTGGCGTCTATGTTCTGGGTTGGAAAAAGTTCCATCCAAGTCAACAATAATTTTGGTGGGTTTTAGCGGGGTCATGATTTTCCTCCTTTTGTCCGATAAAACTCTCAATCTCCGAAGGCAAAGGAATCCTGCCCTTTTCATGAATAATCGCCTTCACCGCAACAACAACATCATCCCCAGAAAAACGGCTGGATAACATATCCTCCAAGGCATCACACACCCTTTTCGGATCACGTGTGCCAATGCCATACATATCCATCACACGACAAATACGGTTTATGTGGTAAAACAAATCGTTACGCTGCGGATCAGTCCAACTCATGATTCACTCCCTTGTTGTTGTGTATGCATAACACAAACACACACCACCGTCAAGCCTTAAACTTTAACCCTTGCGTCCTTGGTTAAAACCTATAAATTTTTTAAACTCATCAAGAATCTCTTCCTCCACTTCACTTTCAGTTTTCCCTTCTGAAAGCGGTTGACGTGAAACCCCTATTTCAGCTCTTTTGGTATAATTACGGTTGGGGCATACCACCCTATACTCCAAATCCTTGCAACCTGGAGAATAAAAAAATGTAAATGTATCTAGCCAATTCGGGTATTTTTTATTATTTTCAACGTCAATAAAATCAACCCTGTAACGTGTTAAATCATGATGAAAAATATACTGTGATATTTTTTTAATTTGAAAGCGCTTTCTGCTTTTAAGGTCTTTTGTGCAGTAAGCACGCATGATGTTTTCAATTATTTTACCTTGTGACGTTTCCATAAAATTACCCTTTGTTTTCATTGTTAAATTTTAAATA